TGTTCCGCTTGTATGGGTGAGGGTATCACCAATTGAGAACCCGGATTGTTTTTTGGTTAGAGATTCGTTCCTGTCAGAGCACTCGATCGTGAATTATAATGAGATAGTGCTGACATACAGCAAGTCAGATGATGTTGGAACTGGTAGACTCGCCGACGGATTCAATCAAGCAAGGGCAATGTTCGGAAGAAGATATATCTCCGGAGTGCGAGGAGACGAGAGCGCTGCTAGAGGTAAGAGAGTTGCCAGGTGGGGGGAAAACACAGCGAACACGTGCGCGCCGCTGGCTAGGTGGTCTGGGGATGATGTATTCGCGTACCTGGTCAACGGGAAACTACCAATCGCTCCGGCGTATGCGTGCACAATGAACGGACTGCTTGACCCGAGAAAGATTCGCATTGCGACACTTGGCGGCGAGCGCGGAAACGGACATGGCCGGGCCGCGTGGGAGTGGAGATACTACGAGCGAGAGATGCGTGAGTTATTTCCAGACGATGGCAGGACTAGATGAAAGACCCATCAAAACTCAACTGGGAACGAATCTCAAACAGAACATGGTCGAGGTATTTCGTGAAGCCAGAGATTGACAACAGGCCATTCCCGAGAACCAAGAAGTGTGCGGGATGCAATTGTGAGTTTATGCAAAAAAGGCACGACCACCTGCATTGTTCTGAGGCGTGCAGGTGGAAAAAGTGTATACTAGACGACAGGCCAGCAGCGCAACGCGCAAGAGATAGGAGCAAAGAGTGGTACCAGAAGAACAAGCAGAGACACATGTCGAATGTGAGCCACAGAAAGCTGGCGCAGTCGGTCGCTTCTTCATTACTCCGCACGCTATCGCGCGCTATGTCGAGCGAGTGCACCGAGGAATCAGCTACGAGCGCGCACTTGGTGAGATTATCCAAATCGCAGCCAAGGCACACTACGTCAAGGATTATCACGGTGGCAAGCAATACTGGCGCGGACCAAAACCAATGCGACTCAGGCTGCTAGTATCACCAGCGGCCGGAGACGAGTTGCCACAGGTGATGACAATTCTTCCAGCGGCAGACTCAATGTTACCAAAGAAAGACGGTTGACGTGGCTGTAAAAAAACAGGTGGTGAGTGACGCGGACAAGGCGTCTGTTCTCAAATCGTTTGATTCGTCCATGAGTCCAGACGGACTTGAGGCTACACAGATTGGCTGGAAATGCAACCGATCCGGAACCGAGTGGGCTGAAAGAGTACTGGACGTATTGCTTTCCGAAAAGCGTGTGCTAAAACAACCGCTCAAACTAAACCATAGCGGCCGTGAGTCGTATGTGAATTTGTGGAGGTTACCATGAGTTGCGTTTTGGAATGGGAGAAGCTGGCCGAGATTGCGCAACGTGCTAGCGGTGAGAGTGTGGGGGCGCCGGCTTGTGTGAGCTCGAAAAACATCGAGTTGTGCCAGTCGATACTTTACAAGATTGCCAAGCGTATCGGCGCAGAAAAAGAGTTCTATTCTGGAGATGAGTATGACGAATAGAGATGATGAGTATGCGGAGTTCTGCCGTAACAAGCGCGTGATTGTTCCTGATGTTGGGTTCGACCCGGGCGAGATTACGGGCGGCATTCTGTTTCCGTTTCAGCGGCACGTTGTGCGTACGTGTTTGCGTCGCGGTAGGTCCGCTGCGTTTCTCGACTGCGGTCTAGGTAAAGGCCCAACGGCTCTAACGTTCGCGCACATGGTACAGCAACATACCGGAAAACAGGCACTGATTCTTACGCCGCTAGGTGTAGCTCGACAGTTCGAACGCGAAGGTCTGAAGTTCGACTTGCCAGTGAACTACGCAACCTGTCAAGATGAGGCAACGCAAGCGGTAACGGTATCGAACTACGAGCGACTTGACAACTTCGACCAGAGTAAGTTTTCGTGCATCGTACTAGACGAATCGAGTTGTTTGCGCAACTACTCCGGCATCACTAAACGCAAGTTAGTTTCTGCATTCGAATTTACCCCGTTCAAGCTATGTTGCTCGGCCACTCCGGCGCCAAACGACTATATCGAACTCGGTAATCACGCTGAGTTCCTAGGTGTTATGAAGTCGCGCGATATGCTAACGCGTTGGTTCGTGCAGGCTCCCGATAAGAACCAGAAGATGAAACTCAAGGGTCACTCAATCGATGACTTTTGGGATTGGGTTGCTGGATGGGCACTAATGGCTGGTAAACCCAGTGACTTGGATGATTCGTTTTCGGATGACGGTTACGTGTTGCCTGAACTAATTACGCATCGGCATTGCGTCGATATCGATATCATTGCGGGTCGCGCTGAGGGCATGCTGATGCGCGTGCCGGACTTGAGTTCAACCGGAATACACAAGGAACTTCGAATCACGTCTGAATTGCGCGCTAAGGTTGCGGCTGAGATTATTGCAGAGAACCCGAATGAGTCTTGGCTTGTGTGGGCTGACACCGATTACGACGCCGATGCACTGCAAGCAATCATGCCTGGAATTCGAAACTTGAAGGGGAGCGAAAACGCGAATCGAAAAGAGCAAGCGTTGATCGGATTCACGGTTGGCGAGCCACTTCACCTGCTTACGAAGGGTAAAATTGCCGGTTACGGAATGAACTATCAGCACTGCGCGAATCAGATTTGCTTAGCATCGTCGTACAAGTTCGAGCAGGTATATCAACAGATGCGCCGGTCGTGGAGATTCGGGCAAACGAAACCAGTTCACGTGCATTATATCTATGGCACCAATGAGTCAGCCGTGGTAGATGTACTCGAACAGAAGCGGCGCGCTTTCGCTGGCATGCAAGAGTCGATGTTCTCCGCAATGCGACGACGGCAACAAGCTAAAGAAGCCAGTCCAAAGTACACACCAATCGGCAAGCTACGGTTCCCGCATTGGATTCGTTCAGAAGTGAGGTCAAGTGTCTAGGTTACCAAAGATTGAATCGAGTCGTGAGGCAATGGGTGATGGTTGGGCATTCTACAATGCCGACTGCTACGACGTACTGAAGCAGATTCCAGACAACTCAATCGGGATGTCGATTTACTCGCCACCGTTCGCATCACTGTACGTGTTTAGTGATAGCGAACGTGACATGAGTAACTGTCGCGACGATGAGGAATTCATGGCGCAGTATCGGCTCATGTTGCCGGAACTGTATCGCGTTACTCGTCCGGGTCGCATCTGTGTTGTTCATTGTCAGGATATGCTGAGTTACGCAAACCAGCAAGGTCGCGCCGGATATCGGGACTTTCCGGGCAAGCTAATCGCGGCGCACTCGGATGCTGGCTTCCAGTTTCATTCGCGCGTTACGGTTTGGAAGAACCCGGAAGATGAAGTCAGCCGCACGAAAACCAGTAGCTTGTTGTGGTCGCAGATGTTACGCGACTCAACCGTATCACGTCAGGCGCGCGCCGATTACCTACTTGTGTTTCGCAAGTGGGCCGAGGAAGGACAAGAACTCGAACCGGTAACGCATCGGGAGGAGGACTTCCCGCTTGACCAGTGGATTCAGTGGGCATCCCCAACATGGGAAACGAATAAAGGTGAGGACGAAAACACCAAGTTCCTAATGCAGTCACTGCCAACTTGGATGCGCGTTCAACCGACTGATGTTCTGAATGTAAAGGAAGCGAAAGACAATCGAGATGAGAGACACATGGCGCCTCTTCAACTCGATTTGAGCGCGCGCGCAATTCAGCTATGGTCCAATCCGGGTGATATTGTGCTATCTCCGTTCGGTGGCATCGGTAGCGAGGGAGTATCGGCGCTCAAACATGGCCGTCGATTCGTTGGAACAGAAATCAAAGATACCTACTTCGCCATCGGAAAACGCAACCTAAACGCTGCCACGAAACAACTCTCACTCTTTACGAACAACCTAGCCGAAAAGGCACAGGACCAACTGGAACTATTCACATGAAAGCAACCGTAACCAAAAAAGACCTAGTGCGTGCACTTGAACGGTGCAACGCGGCGATTGAACCGAAGGGCGCGATGCCGATTTGGCAGAACGTCAAGATTGATGTGAGCACTGAATTCCGAGTCACCGCGCAATGCGTGGAGCGGTCGGTGGTCGGTTCAGTTCCTGCGCGTGACCTGTCAGTTGGCTCTGTACTTGTCGACGCAAAGGGACTACTCGAACGTGTGCGCGCCATGCAAGACGGTGACTTGCACATTGCCAAGAAAAAGGTCGGAAACGAATACGCGCTCGTTATCAAGTCGCCAATCTCATCGCGCAAGTTTCAGATTCGCACGCTTGACGTTGACGATTACCGATTACCAGAAGAGCCGGATTCGTGTTTGCCAACTGTCGTGATTCCTTCGTCTATCCTGGCATCGGTTATTGCGGCAACACGACTTGCGATCAGCAAAGAAGAATCTCGAATCGCACTGGCTAGTCTGTTGTTCGAGTTCGGTAAAGGATTCATTCGGTGCGTGGCGACCGATGGCAAACGGATGAATGTTACGCGAGCGGACATCGAATGCGACGAGGAGTCTAGTTTTCTCGTGCGTAGTCAAGGCGTTGAATCGTTGCGTCGACTGCTCGACTCTAGCGAGAACAAGGTGACCATTCGCATTGGTCGCGCTAACGTATTCGTTGACGCTGATGGGTTTCGATTTGGGATGCGACTTACCGATGCACAGTTTCCGCCCTGGGAACAGGTACTACCGAAGCCATCCGAGACATACGCGATTGTCGCGCGCGGCGGAATGGTGGACTCGGTGCGCAACGTTGCTGTGTCCGCCAATCAACTCGGTGGCGTGACTATTGGCGTCGATGCTGATATGCTATCACTTGAGACAAGCAATCCTGACCATGGCGATGGCGAGGACAAGATTAGCGCCGAGCATATTGGAACAGTGAAGACCGGCGCGGATTACCTGCTACTGATTGACGCGCTCAATTCGTGCGGTGGTGAGAAAGTTCGCATCGAATTCGGTGGCGAGCTAGACCCGATTGTGATAAAACCAGAACCTCAAAGTTCTGGATTCGAGGTGACTGCGGTTGTGATGCCAATGAGGATTTGATGGGTCGCTCGTCGCAAGAAACGAAACTGTCAAAGTCGATTCAGGATGCACTAAAACGACTGAAGTTCTGGTGCATCCGGGTCCAGTGTGGTATTGTTCCGCTAGGTCGTGGACGGTTCATGCACCTAGCGGAAAACGGCACGCCAGATCTTTGGACTAGTCTCGGATGGCTCGAAGTGAAAGATAAGTCAGAGCTTAGTCCGGCTCAGATAGCGTGGCATGAGAAGGCAAAGACTCATAACGTGCGGGTTGCTGTGGTGCGGTCAACGCAAGACGCAATCGACACTGTGATAAGGTGGAAGAGAGAGGACGAACAGAATGACTCAAGAAAAACAAGCATTGATTGAAGCGGCACAGTTGGATATCGAGTCGGCTGAAAAGGAACTGTATGCCAGCGGCGTATGGCTCACGTACGAAAACGCAGTTCATAACCTTGACCAGTTGCGCGGGAAAACGAAG